TATGTGTATCACTGCATCTTATAAACGTTGCACACTTAGGGATATCTTTTAATCTTTTAGCTCCAATATAAGTACACGTAGACCGTAAACTACCCAATATATCTTGTATAGTATTGCTAACATCACCTTTATATGGCATCTTCACTTCTTTACCTTCAGCTGCTCTATAGTCTCGTAAACCACCAAAGTGTTTATCATTTGCAGTTTCTGAACTCATTCCATAAAACTTAACACACTTTCTTTCTTCTACAACTCTGGTGACTTGATCATTAGAACCAAATAATCTTGTGTTATATTTGCCGCCATCTATCTCACTGGTAACATGTTGTGTAGTTACAATCTCACCACCTCCTTGATCATGGCCAGCCAACATACCACCTAACATCATGAAGTCAGCCCCACCGCCAAATCCTTTAGCAATATCACCAGGACTAGTGCAACCTCCGTCACCGATGATGTGTGCACCCAAACCATGAGCAGCGTCTGCACACTCGATGATAGCGCTAAGCTGAGGGTAACCAACTCCTGTTTGTATACGAGTAGTACATACTGAGCCAGGTCCAATCCCAACTTTAACGACATCTGCTCCATTTAATATCAACTCCTGTGTCATGTCTGCAGTTACAACATTTCCTGCTATGATTGTTAGATTTGGATAAGTGCTTCTCATTCCATATATAAAATGACTAAAATATTCTGTATATCCATTTGCTACATCAATACAGAGAAATTTTACTCTTTCATCAGTTTTTTCATAAACATTAGCAAACTTATCTTCCTCTCTTTTAGTTGCGCCGATAGTCATAGCAGTATAATTACCAGGTAATTTACTATCTTCGTTAAAATGGTTGATAAGATCTTCTTCTGAGATGGGTTTATTAAGACATGTAAACATACCGTTTGAGTATAATACTTTAGCCATTTCTAATGTACCAACACCATCCATATTTGCAGCCATTATTGGGACACCATAGAACTCTGATTCAGAGTTTCTAAACTTCATTTTTCTCCATAAGTTTACATCTTTTCTGCTTTCAGCAGTAGATCTCTTTGGTCTTAGGAGAACATTACCAAAGTCTAGTTTTAAATCGTTTTCTAATAACATTTTTTATCCTGGCATTGTGAATAAAGCTCGTGTTCCATCGTCTGGCGGTCTTCTTGCAAATATTACCCATTTTTTAACTTGAGCACTTAGGTATCCTGGATAATTATCTTTTACAAATTCCCGCATACTCATACCAGTAGTCCATACATCATCAACTACCATTACAAAATCATCAGCATC